CACAGCTGATTGGTGTCAGCCTTGCAAAAAAACTCGTCCTATTGTTGAAGAGTTAAACCGTGATCAGTCCACCGCTGGATTTCAAATTATAGATGTTGATGTTAATCCAGAGTTAGTAAAAAACTTTAGAATTAAATCGGTTCCAACCTTTATATTATTTGATAATGGAGAAGAAAAAAATAGAATTGCTGGGGGAAAGACTAGAGAGCAGCTTGAGGAGTTTATTAATGGATGATCATAGTAGAGACATTATGGACTATTTAATGTTAAAGGGTGCAATTCAGCCAGCGGGGGTATCGGAAACGGGTGAGCCACTATATAATTTTACTCCAGAGCTAAAAAATGTTATGCCCTCATTATATAATGAACATTTAAACTATGTAAATGCGGAGCTAATGAGATTATGGGAAAAGGGGTTTATATCAATGAATCTCTTGGATTCAAATCCAACAGTTAGACTAACTGATAAAGCTTTTGATGAATTTGAAATTGCAACCTTGTCTGAACAGGACCAGTTTTCAATGCGTGAAATTAAGCGTATATTGATGCAATAATCTTCTGCTATAATAATAGTATGCCATATCATGTAGGTGCAAAAGGGTCTTATGGGTGCTCTGGTTACCCTGCTTTAAAAGATGACGGAACTGTAATGGGGTGTCACAAGACTCGTGGTGCTGCTGCACGTCAAATTTATGCTATTAATGTAAGTGAAGGAAATATTGGAAAAGCCATGGTCAAAGAAGGTGACATGGTTATGGCTCCTTATGAAGAAGGAGAAGTTCATGTTGGTCGTATCGTACACGTAATGACAGACGGAATGCTGGGTTATCCTGGATCTGAATATTCTATTATGGCTTCTGCAGAAGAGCCTGCAGTTCTAATTCAATTATTTGAAATGGAAGAAGGCGGATTAGAAGAAACTGAATATTTTGTTGGACATAAAGCATCCGAGGTTATGGCAATGCCATCTTTAGAAGCAAATGTTGGAATGGATAAGTCTATTTCAAAAGAATATGAGGGTTGTGGATGCCCAACATGTAAAGAATTAAATGTTAATTGCGAAAATTGCCCAGTATGTAATGAGACTATGAAAGATTGTTGCGGTGGCAATGTAGAAAAAGAAGCTCCATGTTGGGATGGCTATGTTCAGCGTGGTATGAAAGAAAAAAATGGAAAAATGGTTCCAAACTGTGTTCCAGTTGCAAAAGCAGACAAACCAAATTATGATGAATTTATAAAGCCACGTCGTGGTGGTAGTGAGCCAGCAAATGCACGTTTGTACTCACAGATTCTTCGTGAAGCAAAAGATAAGTTTGATGTATATCCGTCTGCAGTTGCAAATTCTTGGGTAGTTCAAGAATATAAGCGTCGTGGTGGAACATATAAAACAGAAAAAGAAACTACTAAAAGTATTTGGAGTGGTGGACTTTTAGATTTCAGAGGATTGAAATAATGTCATCTGGTAAGTATAAAACAAAGCATCCATTTAATCCTGTTCAAATTAAAGATGGAATGATTGTTCGTTTAAGAAAAGATGGAACAGTAAAGGCTGTTCTTGGTAAATATGGGGAGTATGGCAAAGATGTCAAGAAGTAAAATTGTTCAACCATCAGATCTACACAAGGCAGAAACATATGCGCCAACAGCAGGCATGAAGTCAGCAGCACGTCGTGCTATTCGTTGGAAAGAAGAGGGCAAAGCAAAAGGTGCTGGAACAGCAGTAGGATGGACTCGTGCAGGACAACTTGCAAGAGGAGAAAACCTAAGTCTTGATACAGTAAAAAGAATGTATTCTTTCTTTTCTCGTCATGAAGTAGATAAGCAAGGAAAAGATTTTTATAACACATCAAACCCATCAAACGGAAGAATTATGTGGGATGCTTGGGGCGGAGATGCAGGATTCTCTTGGTCACGTAAAATTGTAGAACGTGCTAAAAGAATGGATAAAGAAATATTTTCGGGGTTTGGACAAGATCAAACCAAATCAACTTCTTTTAATTCCGTATTTAAAAATTAACAAACAAGTTCTTGACTATATCTTCATCTATTGATATAATGGATATATGAGGTATGAGTAAACATGGAATCAATTAATCTAATAATATTTTTTGTGTTGACTTTTATTACTTCATTGGGTATAATTAAGTATAGTCAAAAGCTTAGATCTGAGGGGGTAAAAACTATTATGAAGAGCCAAAGCTCTATCTATAGCATTACAAAACATTTTACTCCTAAAGCACCTAAGAGTAATGAGCCAGCAAATTCTCAGTCCAGGAACTATGTGTCTGAAAAAATGATTAGGATTATTGCTATTGACGACAGAGCTTATTGGGTAAAAGATAATAAGTTTTTTAGCGCAGATTTAATTGATGGAAAAATAGATCATGACACCACACAAGAAGTTAATACTATAAGTATGTCGCAAAAAGATGTGGACAAGATGTTGTTTATACTTGATAGATTAAAGGATGAAGAATAATGATAATTGCAGTACAGGGTAGTAAAGACTTTGATGATTACCAGGTGTTTTTACGTGCCATGGGAGTAGCAATGTCAAGCATGAATAAAGATGATAAAGAAATTTATATTTATTCAATAGGTCCAACAAGAATTAATTCAATGGTTTTGGAGTTTTGTAATCTATCAGAGCGTGGCATGAAGGCCAGGGGTATGAAGATGAAGAGCTACAAGGTTCCATCCGAATGGATTCTAGAGAATATAGAACATGTAAATTATTTTGCATTTCTCAGCAAGCCAAAACAATCTGTTTCAAAGTTAGTTTCAGAGGCTGAGTTAAAAGGAATAGAAGTAGGAATTTTTAGATACTAAAGGATAAAACTATGATTATTAAAAGTTTAGAAAAAATGGAAAAAATTGTATCAAAAAACAAGAACCTATCATGGGTTGGTTGGGATGTTGTTGATAGAAAAAGATCTGAATCTGGACGCACTGCCATTAGTGGCGTAAGAGTTGACGGAGTTTGGTATCTTCAAAGAGTATATCCTGTTAGCCGTAATGGATGGGACATTCCTTATAAGTATAAGGACTAGACATGAAGCAGCATCTTTGGAAAGATCAGTCTGCCTGTTTAGGTATAGATACAAATATCTTTTTTGATAAGTACGAAGAAGATATAGATGCACGTCCAATAGTTGATTCTCTTTGCAAGTCCTGTCCAGTTGCCAAAACATGTTTTGCTGTAGGTGTATCTGGAAAAGAGTGGGGAGTATGGGGCGGTATATACCTTGAGGGTGGAGAAATATCAAAAGAGTTTAACAATCATAAGGATAAAAAAACTTGGGGTGAAACATGGAAAGCTTTGACAACGGAAACGAAATAACTAAATTCAGTACCATATGTTCTATATTATCCGAGCTTTGGATGAATTATAAAGAAGATAAAGACTTTAAAGAATTTATTGAGTACAATGATTTAGGGCTTCCACTTGCATTTCTAATAGACTCTGAAATTGTTGAGTCAACAGATCAAGCAGAGCAATATGTTAGTGAAACTTGGAATATATTTTTATCAGCACTTGGTGTTGAAAAAGATACTGGGTGGGAATCACTTGATGATTTATTTAAATATATAGAAAAGAAGAATGGTAGATAGCATGTCTAAAATATTAAAACTAGTGGCTGATGAAGAAATTGATGAATCATTTATTAATGTAGAACCAGCTGTTAAATTTATTCCAGAGTGGTATAGGACATCCAATGGTAATATACCAGGCTCATTTACTGAACTTGTTTTAGGTAATCCAGGTTCAACTACATCAACATATAAAAAATGCACACCATTTCTAGATGCATTAACTGCTGGATATATTGTTTTTTTAACAGCAGATGTAGAAGTTGTTACTAGACCAGATGGCGAACCATATATTCATACCAAGTCTCAGCGAATTATAGTAACAGATCATTCAAAAGATCAATGGAATGGCCTATTGTGTCCAGACGGTTACGGTCAAGTATTATTAAAATGGCATAGTCAAATTTCTTTTAATACACCACAAGGCTATTCACTATTATTTATTAATCCTATGAATAGGTTTGATTTGCCTTTTCAAACAGTAAACGGCATTGTAGATACTGATATATATAATTTACCAATTCACTTTCCATTTTTTGTTAGGAAGAATTTTGTTGGAATTATACCTAAAGGAACTCCAATATGTCAAATAATACCTATAAAAAGAGAAACTTGGCAAAGAGAAAAAGAAATGTTTGATCATAAAAAAACTAAAACAAAGTATGAAAAATTTTTTTCAACAATTAAAAGATCATATAAAACAAATTATTGGACTAGAAAAGAATATAAATAATGTATACAGATACAATGCGTAGAGCTTTTCATTCTATTACACCGCCAAAAAATTTTGGTATAAATCTTATTGATAATGATACATTTATTACAATAAAACTAGATGAAAAGTCATTTATTAGAATGACGCATGATGAAAAAATTGAGGCAGTTAGATATATTTCTATGGTAAAAAAAGCCTTAGAAATGGAAGGCGCAATAGTGTTAGTAACTAGGGAGCCACTACAATGATTAAATATTTATTCATGTCAACTATTTGTAGAATTAAAGATCATGTCTTGACAGATATAGGCTCTTGCCCCTATACTGGTAAGACGTACAATGTATGTACAAGATGCTTTAAAACTATGGAGAAGTAATGCAAACATTTTTAACATCAACCAATAGCCTAGAGTGTGCCAATAATCTTGATAATAAAAGATTAAACAAGCAAATACTTGAGGGATACCAAATCCTTAATGTCCTCTCAGGTATGTCTAAAACTGGTGGATGGCGAAATCATCCTGCTGTATTAATGTGGAAAGGTTATGAGCGTGGTCTTTGGGACTATGTTCAAAGCATGGTGCAAATAGCAAACCTGCGTGGTATTAAAACAGAAAACAACGTAAATAATCTCAATGCCTTGTATAACCAATGCTGGGAAGATTGGGGAGACGAGCATCCAGCATTTTGGCGGGATGAAAATAAAGTAATGCGTATTATTACTACTCATCGTGCTAATCTTTTCAAGAAAGATCCTTTATATTATGTAAAGTATCAATATGCTGTAGATAGTCCATATAATGCTCCATGCTGTCCAGACAGAAAAGAACCTTGTAAGTATTATTGGCCAACACATGTCAAATAAAATTTTCATATCAATAGCAAGCTATCGTGATCCTGAACTAGAAAGAACTGTTAGATCTGCTATAGATAAGTCTTCAGGGAGAAATGAATTATATTTTGGAATAGTCATTCAAGACTATGAAAGAGATGTTCCAGATTTTTCTTGGGTTGCAAACTTATCTTTAGTATTAATGAACCCTAAAGAGGCTAGAGGTGCAGGGTATGCAAGAAGTATAGCGATGGGGCTGTATGATAATCAAGAATACTTTTTACAAATAGATTCACATACTATCTTTGAAGATGATTGGGATTTACTCTGTTTGAGTGAACTTAATAAAGCACAAAAAATATCAAATAATAATAAAATAATTTTATCTTATTTTCCACCACCATATTTTGTAGAGTTAAACAACAGTATATCTTTTCCAATAAAAGATAAAGAAAGAGTTCCATATCCAACAAAACAAAAACCACTATTGAATAAAAGAATGGAATGGACTGCACAAAGAATAGAGTTTGCAGATAAATCTTTTTTAAATCCAGAGGAGTCTAGTACAGTTCTTGGCGGTTTTATATTTGCGCCTGGAGATGTTGTTAAAGAAGTTCCTTATGACGAAGAAATATCTTTTTTTGGAGAAGAGATTTGTTTTGCAATGAGGTCTTGGACCAGGGGCTGGGATATATATTCCCCGTCAAAAAAAATAGCCTACCATTTTTATGGTCGTGGAGGGTATAAGAGAATATGGAAAGATAGCAGGTTAAGAACAATTTCTTGGAAAGACATAGAAGATATATCAAAAAATAAACAAATGAAGGTTCTGTGTGGAATAGAGCAAGGAGTATATGGAGCTGGAAATATAAGATCATTAAAAGACTATGAAATTTTTTGTGGCCATAAGTTCAAAGATTTTTACGGTATAGATTTTGACTAATGTAGTATACTTATATATGAAAAGAGGTTTGTTGTGAATATAACCATTGCCATGTTAGCTATGTTTTGCATATCATTTTTTATTGCATATATACATGCAGCAATCAATCTTAAAAAAACCACAGCAATGCTTACAGAAATAATATTAGTACATCTTGCAACAACAAACTCTATTCCAGACTCTATTCAAAATACTATTTCTCCAGATGATATACATAAAGAAAATTTTATAAAGTTTTTATCGGAATCCAGAGATTGGGCCTATCAGTATATTGAAGATGTTCAAAAAGGATTATCAGATTTCATTTCTGAAGTAGAGCCATCAATACAATATTTTAATGAATACGGAATAGTTGTAGAGGGGACACCACTCTATAAAGATATGAAGAATATATCAGATAATTTTGAAAAACTAAAAAAGCTTCTTCCAGAGGATATAGATGATAGACGCTAGAGGTATTCCAACATGTACGTGTCCAAATTGTGGAAGCAACCTTTTTAGAGCACTTGTTTCTTTTGATCCAGAAACCTATACCATTGGAATGTATCATTTAGATATTCAGTGTCATGATTGTGGTGCACTTGCTACCGCTCCAACACCAATAGACAACCCAGATAAGGCTGAAGATGATAATCCCAAGACTGAAGAGCTTTGAAGAAAGTTTAAAATATGATTATGCTGTTTGTGAAGTTGTTTTATGTAATAAAGAGTCATATAGGCTTGCTATGACAGAAACAAGATTTGTAGATTTTTGTGAAGATCATCACAGAATATATATATTGGGGGAATAATGAAAGAAATATTGTTATCAACATTAACAGGTTTTGGATGTGGCGTAGTATTCGCAGCATTCAAATTGCCAGTTCCAGCGCCACCAGTTTTTGCAGGGGTGGCAGGAATAATTGGTCTCTGGGCTGGCTATGCTATACTAATAAAAGTTCTATCCTAGGAGGAAAAAAATGGAACTAAGTAAGAAAAATAAAGCAATGCTTGCATCATATGCTCGTTCAGTAGTAGGTGCAGCTTCAGCTCTTTACGTTGCTGGTGTAACAGATCCAAAGGATCTATGGGCAGCACTTGTTGGTGCTTTAATTCCAGTAGCAGCACGTGCAGTAAATCCAAACGATCCAGCATTTGGACGTTTGCCAAAAGTATCTGCTGTAGAAGAGGCTCTTAAGGCTGCAAAGCCAAAGAAGAAGTCTGAGTAAATAGTTCGGGAAGATAGGGCGGGCCTAGAGATAGGCTCGCCTTACTTTTAAGTGAGGGGTAAATGAATTACGAATACTTTGAATCATATTCTTCATACGGAGAAGATTCTATACTAAATGGGGTAATTAAAAGGTTATCCTGGCTAATGAATAAAGATCTTTTTGAACAAAATACTTATATAGATGTTGGATCATTTCACCCAGTAAGAGAATCTAATACATATTTTTTATATAAAAAAGGATGGTTTGGAACATTAGTAGATCCAAATAGTTATTTTAATGCTATAGTTCATGAAGAAAGACCCAATGATATATTATATAATTGTGCTGTGGACATAGAAGAAGGCACAAAAGAGTTTTATATGTTTGGAAATGTAGACTCGTCTAATACGCTATCACCTGAATTTGCTGAAAGAAAAAAGTCTAGTCAGCATACAGATGTTTCTTGGGTAGCGCAAGTACCTACAAAAACAATTAATGAAATAATTAATATACACATACAGTATTTTCAAAAAACTCCTTTCTTTTTAAACATAGATATAGAAGGAAAAGACTTTGATGTAATAAAGACATATTCGCATGATGTTAGAATTCCATTTATTATGTTAGAAGATGATAGCAATCATATATTTAATGGGTCTTCTATTAGAAAATATATGGAATCAATTGGCTATGAGCCTATAGCAACTACCTTTCTTACTACTCTCTATATAGACAATCAATCTAAGTATTTCCCTTATTTAAAAAAGATAGGGCGATATGAGTAAAGATATTTTTACAGAATACTTTTATAATAATTCATGGAATGGAAAAGAGTCTGTTTCTGGGCCAGGTTCTGACTACGAGCAAACAAAATATTTAATCCCAGAGCTGCAAACTTTACTTAAAGAACTCAATATAAAAAGCATACTTGATGTACCATGTGGCGATTTTAACTGGATGCGTAGAGTAAATTTAGACGGTATAAAATATATTGGTGGCGATATTGTTGATAAGATGATTAATATTAACAATAAAAAATATGGTACAAAGAACATATCATTTAAATTAATAGATATAGTTAAAGATCAATTGCCAGAAGTAGATCTTGTAATGGTAAGAGATTGCTTTGTACATTTGCCAAATAAAGATATATTAAAATCTATCAATAATATTATAGATAGTAAGTCAAAATATTTACTTACTACAAACTTTATGTGGAAATCTCCAGAAGCTAATATGGATATTAAAGTTGGTTCGTGGAGACGCTTGAACCTAGAGCAAATGCCTTTTGATTTCCCGTTTCCTAAAAATATTATCATTGAAGGTAACGTACAGTCTTACGACAGAGATAAAACTATGTCTCTCTGGTACGTAAAGGATTTAAAGAAATATAATGTCTGAATTTGGATCTCTTTGGGTGGGTAGACCCTTAAGCAAAATAGAAAATTTATGCCTATCTTCCTTTATATATCACAACCATGAATTTAATTTATTTGTTTATGACATGGGGCTTGTTGTTCCAAAAGGTGTTAATAAAATAGATGCTAGAGAAATCATAGAAGAAAATAAAATATTTAAAACTGATAATTCATATGGACCTTTTGCAGATATGTTTAGATACAAAATGATTCAAAAAACTGGTTTAACTTGGACTGACACAGATAATATTTGTTTAAAGAACAAGTGGAAGTTTCCAGAGTACCTTTTTGGTATGCAGGGTGGACCACATAAGATCATAGCTAATGGATTATTGCGGGCACCAAAAGATTCTGATTTTATTGCAGAGTTAGTGGAAATATCAGAATCATTTAATAAGAAAAAAATAACTTGGGGAGAGATAGGTCCACAGCTAGTAACTGAAAAAATTCATAAGTATGGCTTACAAAAATATATACAGGAACCAGATGTTTTTTATCCAATTAACTACTGGGAATGGAAAGATATATTTGATCCAGAAATGCGTAACAAAGTTATTAGAAGGGCTACCAATAGCCATACCCTACAGATATGGAATCAAATGCTAAACAGAGAGGGTACTGACAAAGACTTATTTCCTAAAAAATCTGCGATAGAATATTACCATAAGCTATACGTAGGAGAAGAATGAAAATAAACTTATTAGAAATACCCGTATTTTATATTAATATGTCTAAAGATAAGCATAAAAAAAAGCATATAGAGCAACAACTTTCAGATCTTGGTTTTAAAAATGTTAATAGAATAAATGCTGTTGAGGATAAGAAGAATGGTAGGGTGGGCCTATCTAAGTCTCAATTAATGGCTCTAAGCCAGGTTTCAGCCCCTTTTATAGTACTGGAGGATGATGCTGACCCAAACAGCTTTGAACCCGTTATAGAGGTTCCTGACGACGCTGATGCGGTATATTTGGGCAATTCTCAATGGGGACTACAAAGCAGCCACGCTGGATTCTATTTAAAATATAAGAAAGTTGAAGGATATCCAAAAATACTACGTATATTTAATATGCTGTCTTCTCATGCTATTTTATATTTAAATCAGGAATATGTGGCGGTATGTCAAAGAACCACAAAATATTGTGCTGAAACATATCCAATGCCTATGGATGTACCATTTGCAATGATACAAAGATTCTTTAATGTTTACGTTATTAATGATCCAATGTTTATTCAAAAAGATTATGAAGGTAAAATGTCTGCTGCACCACAATTTACAAATAAAAAGCTTACTAGCTATAAGGTTAGAGAATTATCTGATTTTGATCCAAGAACTATGTATTGGGATAATATAATTTAATCTTATCAATAATTTGCGATACATATTTTTCATAGTCAATATCTATAATAAGATTACCATCAATTAATTTATGGATTTTAACCTCTTTGCCTATTTCAAAAAGTATTGATCTAATATCATCTTCAATATTCATAATTTTATTATAGCACCCCTGGCAGGAATCGAACCTGCGACGCAGACCTTAGAAGAGTCTCGCTCTGTCCACTGAGCTACAGAGGTCTGGAGCGGATGACGAGAATCGAACTCGCACCATCAGCTTGGAAGGCTGAAGCACTACCATTATGCAACATCCGCAATGTGGAACATGTAGGACTTGAACCTACGACGACCCGATTATGAGTCGGGGGCTCTAACCAACTGAGCTAATGTTCCTAATCTTCTAACCTTTTAAGTATATCCCAAGTTCCTGGATCTTTCAACATCTTCTCTACCGCTTCAGAAACTTCTTTTCTAACTGGCGG